ACGAGCTGATGGCCAGCGTGACGGTGGTGCCAGCAGCGGTGTCGAAGCGGATGTTGCCGGTGCCGTTCAGGATCAGCGCACGGCAAGGTGTGGCGCGGCCCAGATACTGCAGGTCGGTGCTGTCGTTGGGCACCACGGTGACGATGTCGTTGATCGGAGTGAAATCATTCCGGTCATTGAGCAGGGTGAATTGGCCGATGTCTGCCATGGTTCACCTCACGCGTAGAGGGCGAAGATGCCGGTGGCAGTCGTGCTGGTGGCCAGCACGCGCTGCGCGGCAACTTCGACGATTTGACCAGCCGACAAGCCAGTCAACACAGCAGTGCCACCGCCCACGAGGTTGACGTTGACGTTGCCAGCGCCGGTGACGTAGATCGCCTTGCAGGGGCCGTTGGACAGGTCAGCGCTGTCGCTGGCCGTGACGGCGTAGCCGTCGTAGTCCGGTGCCATGTTGGCGGTGCTGAAGTTCTTGGCGTAGTTCTGACCGCCGGTCATCGAACGTGCGAAACGAAGTCCCATGGTGAAGCTCCTTTACATGGATTGGGGTGAAGGTGAGTTGTAGCCGCTGAACATGCCCATCACGTCGGTGAGCGCGTTCTGACCGCCAGTGCTGGCACCTGCGAGTTTGCTGGCGGTGTCGGCGTTCTGGTTCATGATGGCCGAGCGCTGCGCCACGGCCTGTGATTGCGCACGCTGCTGTCGGATGAGCGCGACCTTGTCGCTTGGCACGATCAGCTCGGGGTTGATGCCAAGCATCTCGCTGTACTCGTCGGCCCACTTGTCCGAATCGAACTTGTCCAGCACGTCAGGCTTCATGCCTGCAATGGCACCGAGGTTGCCCACGAAGCGGTCGACGCCGTTGGTGGCCACGGCACGCTGGGCCTGCGCCAGCATGGACACAAACTCGACGTTCAGATCCATGCCCTGCAGCTCCTCGGGCGGCGGTGGCACAAGGCCTGCCTCGATCATGCGCGAGAAGGTCATCTCGATCATCGGGTCGAGCAGCTCGTTGTGCAGGCGCTCGAGCACGGGGCCAAGCATCAGCAGCTTCTCTTCGTGGCGCTCGGCCACCTCGGTGGCGGTCATGCGCGTGTTGTCGTTGTTGGCCAGCATCAGGAACAGGTCGGCGTAGAACGACCCACGGATGCGCTCGCGCACGTCCTGAATGTCCATCAGCAGGTGGCTCAGGTCGAGGTTGACCTCGAACTGGGTCTGGATGCCAGACGAGTTGCCGGTGTTGTCAACGTAGGCGATGCCACCGGGCAGGCGGTCGACGTCGCGGTTCTTCATGGAGCTGGGCACCTGCAGCGGTGGCATGGTCTTGTAGTCGATGCCCTGCGCCTTGCGCAGCTGCTCGTGCTGCAGCTGCTTGATGTCGCCCAGCGCTTCCATGCCCGGGCCGTTGCCGTAGATGTCGCCGCCGCTGACAGACCAGCGCGGCACCAGCCCACGAAACTGCTTGAAGCCCGACTCGCGCAGGTACTTGCCTTCCTTGGCGTTCAGCTCAAAGTAGCAGCTCTTCCACGCCATGTTCTTGGCGTCTTTCATGCGCGGGTCGCGGTCGGTGCGCGGCTCGACGGCATGCACGATGGTGATCCACTGATCCAGCGAGCCACGGTCGTACATGTTTTTGACGGCAGGCGAGACGTTCTCGATGCCGAACTCGGTGACGATCTCGCCCACGGTTTTCTGGAACTCGCGGTACAGCGTGACGATCTCGCCCCGGTAGTTTTGGGCAATGGCGTACTCGCCGCAGGTCAGCGGGTAGTGGCGCACGACATCGTTGAAGTCGTCCATCACGATGGACGCCGAGGTGCCAAACGCACCCAGCTCTTCGTACATCGAGTGCAGCGCCCGGTAGGTGTTACCCCGCGAGAAGATCTGCTGCATCATGACGGTGTTGTAGTGCAGCCATTCGCGCACCGGCGCGTACTTCATGAGGTCAGGGTCGGCCACACCGAGGCGGAACCACGGACGGGCTGGACTGGTCATGCCCGCCATCATCCCGGCGGCGAGCACGCGGAGCGCCCGGGTGCCGGTGTTGTCGTAGATGTTGTTGTGCCGACGCCAGCCCTTGTCGCGGTCTTGAATGAAGAAGCGGCCAGAGCGCGGCAGCAGGTAGTCGGAGATCTCTTTCCAATGCTGCCACCACGACGCACGCTCGGTCTTGAGCTGGCCCCAGCGCGTGTAGAGCTTGTCCCGCGTGGGCATGCGCGGGTTGCTCTGATTGTCGCCGGTGTATTCGCTCATCTATTAGCTCCCCAACAGGGTGTTCTTTTGCAACGCCAATGCGCTGGGGTCGATGCCCTGCGGGCCGGTGAGCATGGTGCCGCCGCCGCCAGCCTTAGCCGACTGCTGGGCACCGGAGAGGATGGACGCCACGTCGGGCGTCTTTTGGTTGGCCTTGTTGAAGGCTTGATCTTGCTGCGCTGATTGCTTTTCAGCGGCCTGCTGGGCCTGATTCATGGCCTGCTGTTGCAGGTCGTTGGCCTTGCGCTGCTGCTGATTGGCCATGAGGCCTGCGGTGCCCACGCCAACGGCCAGAGCGGTAAGCGCACTTGCGCCCATGGCGTATGCGCCAAGGCCCACCGCTGCGGAAATGATTGCTGCCATGTCATTGCCCTTTCAATGTTGATTGAGACGTGAACTCGAGAGCGGTGCGACGGGTTTGCAGCATGTCGCTCTCGTCGGTCATCTCGTCTTCGATCTCGCTGACGTCGGTCTTGTCGGTCGGCATCAGCGTTGTCCAGTAGGTGTCGGCGTGCGCAAACCCTGCACGCTTGAACCCGGCGCTGGCCGGGACGATGTGGAACCCGGTCATGCGCACGGTGCCCTCGTCGGTGGTCACGCTGATGTCGCCGCTCATCACGCAGATGTTGTCGACGTTCATCATGGCACCGGTCAGCAGGGTGCCCGCCGGGATGAAGATCGTGCGGGCGTACATGCCGCCATGCACGAGGTGCTCCGTCTTGATCTCGACTTGCGGCATGGCCAAAGTGAAAAGCTCAAGCTCGCGCACAGCCTCGGGTGAGGCCATGAGCGACGGCACGGCGGATTCGGTGGGCACTGGCTGCATTGCAGATCCCTCAACGGATGTTGCGACTGTACGGGTCGTGGTAGTTGTCACGCGCACCATGGCCCATGACCCCGTCGTAGGGGTTCCAATCACCTCGCCTGCCGGTGTTGCTGAAGCCGAGCTGCTGAAGCGGCGTTTTCTTGGCCACCGGGTGGGCAAAGGTCAGCGCCAGCGCGTCGGCAAGGTCGGGGCTGGGCAAGCCGCGCTTCTTGATGTCGTCCTTCGGCTCAAGCTGGATGCGGCCAGCGCTGTCGTACCAGTAGATGGGCGCGGCCAGATCCTGCTTGAGGTCGACGCTGTTGGGGATCGCGCCGCCCATGCGGATCCACTCGCGCAGCTCCCACCACATCTCGGCTCGCTTGTTGAGGAAACGCGGGTCGGCAGGCTTGCCGCCGAAGTTGATCTCGATTATGTCGTAGCCGAGCTGGCGCAGGCGGTCGATCACCCCGCCGCCGTTGCCCGCGTCAATGAACACGGCATCGGGTTTGTACTCCTCGATCTGCGCAGCCACCCGGCTGGCCAGCGTCATGTTGTCGATGCCCCGGTAGATGATGGGCTGGCCAGCGGCGAGGCCTTGGCGAGGGAAGATCACGCTGCGGTCGTCGCCGAACCGGGCCGGGTCGACGCCAAGGATCTTGGCCGCAAAGCTCACCTGATCCTCGCGCATCTGGCGCTGCGCTGCAGACTCGACGTCCGACAGGGAGATGAGCTGGTCGTCGCCAGCGGCTGCGAAGTCGCACAGATACTCGCGTGCAAACGATGTCTCGGACATGTCCCGCTTTAGCCGGGACACCTCGTCCGGGTCGATGGCGTTGGTGTCGAACACGGTGTACCGGGCGGCGTGCCAGTCGGGCAGAGCGTTGGAGCGGAAGTACAGCTCGCTGAACAGGTTCACGCCCTGCGGCGTGCCGATGAACAGCGCCCAGCCCTTGCGGTCGGACAAGGCTGGCTGCAGCACGTCCTGCCACACCTCGGGCTTGATCTGGGCCACCTCGTCGATGACTGCGCCGTCGAGGCGCACGCCTCGCATGGCGTCGGGGTTGTCAGCACCAAACACGCGGATGATCGCGCCGTTGTGCTTGAAGGTGACCGACAGCTCGCCCTCGTTGATCTCGACCATGCCGTGCTGGCGCATGGGTTCAATGCGTGCCTTCAGGCGTGCCCACGCGATGGCCTTGGCCTGCTTGAGAAAGGGCGCGACGTAGAAGAACAGGCCAAGGGGCTGGCTGAACTTCAGTGCGCAGTCGAGCAGCTCCATGATGGCCAGCTCGGTCTTGCCTGCTCGCCGGTGCAGGGCGAGCACGGTGAAGCGCCTGCGCTGCCTGTGGCATTCCTTCTGCCAGTCGCGGGGGAAGTAGCCGAGGCCGACCTGCAGCTCACTCACGCGGCACCCCGGTGGTGACGTGGACGGTGAAGCCGCCCTCGTGCATGTTCTTCAGCTCGGTGGGCAGCACCTTGCCGATCAGGCCCATGAACGCGGTGGGGTTCTCCTCGGCCTGCCGCTGCAGGTATTCCTGCCCGCCTGCGCCGTCCAGCGCCCCAAGGATCATGTCCTTGAGCGCCTTGGTGTTCTTGTTGACCGCGCCCTTGGGCCTGCCCTTGCCCGCTGCTGGTGGCTTGCGCTTGGTTGTTGTCAATGCCGCAACGTCAGCACTAACGTCCAGTATTTTGTTGGTCATGACTCGTCTTCCAAGTTGAGCTTCTTCCATCCGAAAGGTGTCTGCGCCCGTCTGCGGTACTGACAGATCCCGGCAATCGTTGACTTGCCGACGCTGAACATCTCGGCCAGCTGTTGGTAGGTGAGATCGTGGTACTCGTGCAGATCGCGGATGCGCTCGACCTGCTCGTCAGTCAGGGATGCGAACTGATGGCCTTCACCGATGCGTCTGCCCTGCTCGTTGATTGCGACTTTCTGTGTTGACATCCTCACCCCTTTCTGGTGTTGCGAACTCAATGGGTTCAGATTTTCGCATCAATACGGTCGATGGCAACCATGACGATGCCGCCCTTGTGGGGTTCGAGCCACTCGAGCGTGAGCTTTCGGATCTGGCTGTCGTCGGCCCAGACGTTGGCTTTGGTGAGGCTGTCGGAGATGACCTTCCATGCGTTGTCCATGTCTCGGCGTCTGCGGTCTGGCGGGCACAAGTGGCACCTGACCTCGAGGCGCTCGGTCATGGACATCTCGGGGATCTTGTCCCGCACGAGGTAG